CAATAATGGAAGACCTACAAAAAAGAGCATCATCAGAAGGTAGATTAATGTCAGCTGAGGAGTTGGCACAATGGGATCAAGCGGATGCATCTTTTAAAAATTATACAGACCAGATTTCAAGACTTGAAAGATGGAATGAAATTAACTCCGAGACAAAGGAAGTTAGTGTTTATGAACAGGCCGTTGAAACAATGCCAAGTAATCAAAGGGATATTTTAAAATCCGATGAGTACAACACAGCATTCTTTAAAGCAATTGCAAAAAGAGAATTAAACACGAAGGAAAGATCAATGTTAAGAGAGATGCGTGGAACGGCAACGATTTTAACAGCTGAATCAGGTCTTGCAGGTGGTTATGTTATTCCTTACCAGTTCTCAAACGAATTGGAAAGAACGATGAAGTATTACGGACCAATGTTGCAAGTTAGCCGTATCATAACTACTCCACAAGCAGGTACATTGTACTGGCCAAAGGTAAACGATACAGGCACAAGTGCAAACTGGCATACAGAAGGTGGAGCGGTAACTGTACAGGACATGACATTTACTCGTGAAACATTTGCAGCTCACGTTTGTAATACATTGGTAAGAGTATCTGTAGAATGGGCAAATGATGAGTTTGGCTTATTAAACAGCGAATTACCATTGATGTTGGGTGAGAGACTTGGTAGAGCGTTAAATACTGCATTTACTACCGGTGATGGTTCAGGTAAACCAACAGGCTTTACTTATAATGATGCAGCACCATCTGGTGTTGAATCTGCGGCAACTGGATCATTTACTGCAGGTAATTTAATTGATTTAGTACATTCAGTTGATATAGCTTATCGCAACTCACCATCTGCTGCTTTCATGATGCATGATCAGATTTTAAGTGCAGTTAGGAAGTTAAATGTTGATAATGATTATAACGGTTTATTCCAGCCATCATTAAGAGAAGGTACACCTGATAGATTATTAGGTTATAATTTCTTTGTAAATAATGATCTTGCTTCTGCACAAGCAGCTGATGCTAAGATTATTTATTTTGGTGACTGGTCAAAATATATTATACGTCAAGTTGCGACACAAACGCTCGTGCCATTGCGTGAGCGTTACATGGATGAAATGGAAATTGGTTTCCTTATGTATGCTCGTTACGATGGCAAGTTATTAAATAGTGCAGCAATTAAGCACTTGAAGAATCTGTAAGTAATCATTGGGGGTCTAGCCAGGAGGAGTTGCAATATACTCCTCCTTTTTAAAAAATTAATATCATGCCTTGGAAAGTATCTGTATTGCCAGCCGTTGAGCCTTGGACTGTATCTGAGGTAAAAAATTATTTAAAGGTTGACACATCAGCTGATGATACATTAATTACTGCATTAATTACTGGATCGCGACAAGTTGCAGAAAGCTATTTAAATATGGCTTTAATTTCACAAACAATACAGGAAAGATTAGATGTATTAAATAAACCAATACTTTATTTATCAGTAAATCCAGTCTTATCTTTTTCTAATTTTAAGTATCAGGATAGTTCCAATACACAAGTTACATGGGATAATTCTAATTATAAAGTAGATACTTGCTCAAGACCATGCAGGTTAGCTTTGCAATTTGGAAAATCATGGCCTACATTGTATGGCAATATAAATGATGTGTTGCTTACTTATGTTGCAGGATTTAGCACAGAGCCATCTGGTGTTCCAATGCAAATTAGACAAGCAATATTAATGATGATTGCGGATGCGTATGACAACAGAGAGGATTATGTGAAAAAGATGCCAACAGCATCGCAATATTTATTGGATCAATACAGAGTACAATATTTCTAATGAGATTTAATAAAAAAGAAGAGATTGGCAGATTAAGAGATCGTATACTTGTTGAACAAGTTACCAGGACTGCATCCACTACAGGTTATCCTGTAGAGACCTGGTCAACATTGGCTACTGTCTGGGGCATGGTAGATTATAAAGGAATTAATAGAGAAAATGTGGATGGAGGGAAAATTACGGCAAAGAGCCAGATAAAAGTTGTTGTTAGATATAGGGATGATATTACAGAATCAATGCGTATCACTTACAATAGTAAAAAGTACCAGGTAGAAAATGTTCAGATAAGTGAAGATAATTTGTATTTAATGTTGTTTTGTTCATATAATGAAAATTACCAATGACATATATAACAGAAAGACAAATTTCTAATTTAAAAAGACTTAGTCAATCAGGCGGAAGAAAGCGTGGTTTATATGCCAATGGATTAGCGGAATGTGTACTTGAATTAAATGAACTATTAAAAAATATAACTATTGATAAAAGAATTGATGTGATAAATGCAGGAATGCCAGCTGCCTTAAATGTTTATAAATCATTAATTCCTATATCAAAAAAAGAGCATAAAATATATACTTTTTCTAAAGGTGTTGGAAAGTCTGGAGGTAATGCGAAATTTAGATATATAGTTAAACCTGGCAATTTAAAAAGATCAATAAAAAATTTAAGCGAATTATTAAAAAAATATAAATGGAAAACTGGATCAATTGGTCCACATTATAAAGCTCAACCAATTGGATCAACTCTTAATAGTGATGATAAATATGATGGCTTTTATGCTCACATGATTTATGGTTCAGCTAAAGTTTGGAGGAGAAAGATAGTTTTAAAAGCAAAAAATACTGCAGCATCTGTTGTTTTTCCAGCAATGATATCAGAGGCAAAGGAAGTTGTAAAAATGTATCCTAAAAAATTCTGGGAATGATAGGGAAAGTAATATATGGAAGATTATCAACTGATGCAGCTGTTACAGGTGTATGTGGCTTGCGCATTTATCCCGACATTGCCCCACAAAATGTAGCATATCCTTTTTGCGTTTACACAATTATAAATAGCGTGCCAGTTGATTTTAAAGATGGTCAAAGTAATTTAGAAGAAGTTAATTTTCAGATTGATGTATATTCTAATAATTATGACACAACACATAATTTATCAAATTCAGTTAGAAATAGACTTGATAGATTTGTTGGCACAATTAATAATATAAGTGTGCAGACAATTAAATATATGTCATCTGATTCACAAGATTATAATCCTGATTTAAATGTTTATTGGATGTCTATTGATTTTATGGCAAGAATGAAAAGATAATTATGAAGTTAAGATTAATAAAAGAGTGGAACGGCAAGCCAGCAGGAGCAACTGGTGTTTTTTTATCTGACTATGGGAAAGAATTAATTGCTGATGGTATAGCAGAGCTGCTTGATGATGATTTTGTTGTGGAGGTAATGCCAGAGAAAAAAACACAAGAAAAGCAACAGCCGATATATATTCCGGTCCCTATGCCTATGGAATATTTTGAAGATGAAAATGAACTTGAAAATATTGATGTTAATATAAATTTGTCTAAACCTAAAAAATAAATAACATGGCAACTACTGGTATAATTAATGGTACGTTGATGCGCTTGTATAAAGATTCAACTGCAATCGGATACGCGACATCCTGCCAAATGAACGTAACTGCTGCAATGCGTGAAATCCTGACAAAGGATAGCGCAAGTGGTGGATGGAGAGAAGTTAAAAAAGGGCAGCTATCAGGCACACTATCAACTGAAGCTTTGTATGCCGGTCCTGGCGATTCTTCCACAAATTACTTGTTTGATGATTTATTTACTGATCTTGTTTCAGGAACTGCATTAACCATTAAATTCACTACAGATGTAAGCGGTGACAACGTATTTACAATGTCTGCTATATGTACATCATTGGACTTAAATGCAGCCGTAGAAGAAAATGTAAGCTATTCTGCATCTTTTGAAATTACTGGAGCCATTGCAAAGAGTATTAAATCTTAAATTAAATACCTAACATGAAAACAATAAAAATAGCTAATGCGGACATACCAGTTAAATTTGGAATGTTCGTGTTAGGTACATTCTTGAGGGAGAGGAATCTTAAATTAAGTGACCTCTCCCAACTTGGCGAAGACCTATTATTTGTCCTGGAACTTGCTTTTGCCGGTGTTCAGGCAGGATACAAGGCTAAGGGAGAAAAATGCCCATATACATTAGAAAAGTTTTGTGATTTAGTTGATTTGGACAAAGGTGGAATTAACAGAATTACAGAGCTGATAACAAATGAGATTACTGTACAGGAAGATGAGGGAAGAAAAAACGAGATAGCGGAGGAGCAGAATTAACGCTTGAATATATAGAGCGGTTTTGCTTTGGAGTGCTAAAATTTCCTCCTCCGCAATTTTATGAAATGACATTAAGAGAGGTTATAATAGCCATGCAAGGTTATAACAACCAATTTGAAATAGAGCAGCAATTTGAGTGGGAACGTGCCAGGTGGCAAACAACACTTTTATTAAATGTTCATACGGCAAAAGGAAAGTCAATTAAGCCAAAAGATTTAATTGAATTTCCATGGGAAAAAGAATTAGATAAACCAGTAAAAAAACATTTGACAGAACTAGACAAGTCTATTTTTGCCAAGTGGGATAAAGAATAGATAATGGCAAATGCAGCACAGTTAAATCTTAAACTTGGTATTGATGTTTCTAATCTCAGCCGTGAACTTGGCAAGGTTGAAAGCAAGTTAGCTAAGTTTGGCTCACAAATGCAGAACATTGGCTCAACAATGACCCAGTCATTAACATTGCCAATAATAGGTTTAGGCGCAGCCTCATTAAAAGCCTTTGCAGATATAGAGAAGTTGGAGAATGGTTTAATAGCCATCATGGGAAGTAGTGAGGCAGCATCTACAGAATTAGATAATTTAAGAAAAGTTGCTGAAAATCCTGGCCTTGCATTACCACAAGTTGTACAGGCTTCTGCTTCTTTGCAATCTGTAGGAATGTCTGCGGATGCTGCTCGCGAAACAATAACACAGTTTGGTAATGCAGTCGCAAGGTCAGGAGGTGGCGCGGAACAATTTAGCGGAGTTACATTAGCATTATCACAAATTAGCGCAGTAGGCAAAGTTACACAGGAAGATTTAAATCAAATCAAGGAAAGGCTGCCAGAATTTGCTCGTGTAATGAAAGAGGAATTTGGCACAGTTACAGCTGAAGGCATTAGAGCCATTGGTGTAAGTAGCGAGGAATTTATAACGCGATCTGTATCTGCTTTAGCGAAATTGGATAGAGCGCAAGGTGGTTTAGGCAATACCTTTGATAATTTAAAAGATAATGTAAGTGCTTCTCTGGCAGAGTTTGGCAAAGCTATTAATGAATCTTTAAATTTAGAAGCAGTTGCTGCAAGTTTAAGCAGATATATTCAAGGTTTAGTAGATGGATTTAAAGGACTTAATCCGGAGACTCAAGGCTTTATAGTTAAGGCTGCTTTGCTAGCCGCATCTATAGGACCTATTATTTTTATTATAGGAAAATTAATAAGCACATACGGTGCTTTAGTTGGAGCAACTAAATTAATTGTGCAAGGTATAGGTAGTATAAGTAAAGCATTTGCTTATTTAGCTGCCAATCCTACTATTTTAATCATTACAGCTTCTATTGCTGCGCTTGGTGCTATTGCATTGTATGTATATGACAATTGGCAGGCGTTTACAGATAGATTTAAAAATATATGGATTAACATTAAAAACTCCGTAATGGAAGGAGTGGCTAATGTTCTAAAAAATATTGATTATTTACAAAAGGCATTAGGTTTAAATTTATTTAATCTTGATGGCTTAACATCTTATCAAAAAGAACAAAGAGTAGTTGCAAAAGAATTTAAAAGTATAGGAGAAACCGTTGATAGTTTAAAAGGTAAACTTGCTTCACTTTTTACTGTAGGTGCAAAGCCTGGAGGAGGCGGAGGTGGTGGAGGTGGTGTTATTTCTACTCCAACTGCGCCTACTCAACCAACAACAACATTACCTACTGGTGGATCAGGAGGTGCAGCGGCAGAAAATCCACAAGGTGTTGGTATAATTAACATAATACCAACATTAGATTTATTGCCAGAAAAATTAGAAAGTGTATCTGCGGCAAATGAAAGATTAAAACAAACAAATGAAGATGTAGCTAAATCATTCAGTAAAATTACTCCTGCAATGAAAGAGCCTCAAGATTTATTATCTTCTTTTCAGAAAACATTAGTTGAAGGTATAAATAGTTTTGCTTCATTAGCATCTAATGGATTTAATAGCATGAAAGAACTAGCGGCAGCCGTTAAATCTTCTATAGCATCTATTATTGGAAATTTAATAAGATTGTTTGTTGCTAATGCACTTGCAGGATTACCTCCCACTCCTTTTTTACTTGCTATTGCTCCAGCAGTTGCAGCAATAGCTGGAGGATTAGGTAAAAGTTTAATAATGAAAATAGGCGCTCCCAAACTTGCAGAAGGAGGCTTAGCCTTTGGCCCTACTATGGCAACGGTTGGAGATAATAGAAATGCAAGGGTTGATCCAGAAGTAATTGCTCCACTTTCTAAATTAAAAAATATGCTTAGCGATGTTGGAGGCATGGGTGGAACATTGGAAACAAAGATAAGTGGCAATGATTTAATTATATTATTAAATAGGTCGCAAAAGACATTAAATAGAGTTCAGTAATGGCTGTAAGGTATCAAACGACTGTTTACAATGAGAAGGGAAGAAAGATAACTTTAGCAATAAAGGATACAACCTTCTCTGGGCAGCCTGGCACATTTGATACCATAAATATACAGATACAATACGATTCAGAAAGCAGCCAAGGCATGGAGCGATTTTCTCCTATCATTGGATCACGCTGCAGATTGAATTTAATAATTAATACGGCTGGCTTACAAACTTTGCTCAATGACATTGGCTTTGCCGTTGAGGGCAGATTTAGCATGGAGCTTACAAGTTATGAGGATGATAATTCAACAGTAGGTTTTAAATGGTATGGCTACATAGTTACAGATTTAGTTGAATTTGAAGATGTAACTACTGATGTAGGTTTTAACGCACAGATTGAGGCGATTGATGGCTTAGCCTGGTTAAAGACATTGTTGTATAAAAGTGAGGTAGGTCCTTACCTTGGACAAGATACAGTTGTGCAGCACATTTGCAATTGTTTAAATCAATTGGATTTTGTTCAGGAAAATCTTGTGGCTAATAATTTACCCATCCTGCACACTGTTTTTAACTGGCATGAGAATAGTATTAATTACTCAGCTAACAATGACTTTGCCTTGCGTACAGTTATAAGTCATAGAGCCTTTTACCACAGAGATACAAAAAACAATTATACTTATCAAAGCTGCTATGATGTTTTAAAAAAGATATGCCAGGCATTTGGTGCAAGGCTTTTGTTTAGCGGCAATCAGTATTGGTTTATACAAGTTAATGAATATTTAAATCCAAAGAATCACAGATATTTTAAATATAATGGATTTGGAATACAATCATCTGGCAGTTTTGATTTAGATTTTACTACACTTAACTTGCAAACTAATTTATCTAATAGTGCATTGATGAGGTTAAGTGGTGGCAGATGGTCATATTATCCTCCACTTAAAAATGTTGTAGTACGTTATAATTATTTTGGCAAGCAGAATTTATTGGCTGGTAAAGAATATAGCTATGCAACAAATGCTACACCAGAGCAAGTTATAACTCCAACATTAGATAGCACAAATGTAGATGCCAGGTTAAGTTATACAGGTATATTAAACTTTTATGCTGCTGTAGTTTCTCCTGCAACTTTTCAACCGTATCAACTTGTATTTGCCATTAAATTAGCATCCATAGTCAACTCTTTCCCATTACAAGGCTTTGCAAGTGCTAACTGGACATTAGGCAGTGGATGGTTAATTGCTGATGGAATATTGGAAGGAACATTGGCTGCGACAGAGGCATATTACACAACTTTTAGTGTGACTGCTAATAGAAAATATTATGTTAAAATAAAAGTTAAATTAGATAATACAGGGGAATTGAGATTGCGTTTAGGAGGAACAACAAAAACAATAACTGAATCGGGCGATTATGAATATATAATTCAATCAACAAATACAAATACATTAAAATTAGATAGCATTACATCTCCAGCCTTTACTGGAAAAATAACTGCTTTAGAAGTTAAACAAGAGAATTATTATTTAAAAAGATTAGTTAATTATACAACAGGATTTAATTTCCAACTTGACGCAGCAAGTTGGGAAACATCAGCTTCAGAATATGAATTTAATGTAGAAACTGTATATAATGATCTTGCTTTTGTAGTTAATAAAACAATTTCTTTTGACACATTAAATATTCCGGAAACTGGCGAATATGTTTGGTCAATGCGTTTAAAAGAAATGCGAAATGAGGCAGGGACCAATATTATAAATAATTATGCATTATCATATACAATAATGAATAATTATTTAGAATTTCTTCCAGATGGAACTATAGGAGGGCAGGCAGATATAAAAGAATATGGATCAGATAATGATGAGAAATCTTCTGTAGTATTTGATTTAGACACCTACCTGGGCGATGGCATATCAGCAACAACAAATGGAGCATTAAAGGTTAAAGAGGATGCAGGTACATTTAAGTTAAGTAATACATGGGATGTTGCTTCAGGTCAAGGTTTCAACACAGTTACGCAGCTTCTTGTTAACGAAGTAATCAAAGGTCAATTAAGACCTCTGCCAAGAATGATAGATATGCCTTTCCAAAATCTATCCATTGACAATGTTTATCTGCCTCACAAAGTCATTGAATATTCCTCTGGCTACTATGTTTTTGAAAGAGGTTTATATGATTTAAATACAGATATATGGAGAGGTGATTATTTTAAAATTGATGATCATGCCTAGTTTTACAGAACGTACAGTTATATCAAAGCCTCGCGACTATGCCCAGGTAGCAAACAATGCAAGCAGCGGTGGTGTGGTTAATAATAATGTCACAGAAACAATAAATAATGTGACAGTTACTGG